CTGCGCAAATACAACTTCCTTCAGGGGCAGGGCGTCTATCGCGCCGTGTATCTGTTCGGGAACAAGCAAGCCATTGTGAAGGTGAACCAGCAGGGCGGCGACCTGCTGAAGTTCCCGCAGTCGCAGGCGCCCGGTACTCCGGTGCAGACGTGGCTCATTCGGCAGGTTGATGAGACATGGACAAGCGACGCCTCGCAGCTCGGCGGCTGGTGCCGTGTTATCGTCTCGTTGCAGACGGACCCCAATAACCCGCCATGAGCACGAGCCCCGTACAGCAGGACATTTTCGGCGTCCTCGCGCCCTTCATTCAGGCGGTGACGGCGAACACCGCCACGCCGCTGACGACGGCCGATGACCAAATCTTGCAGGGCCTCGGCAACCGGCTGGCCGATCCGCCGGGGCTGCCGGGCTTCTGCGTCATGACCATCATAGGCATGCGCCGGCTGCGCACGAACATCGACACGTGGGCCACCGTGGGCGACCCCACGAGCATCAGCAGCGAAATGGGGGCCGAGATTCGCGTGCAAGTGGACTTCTACGGCCCGACGGCGCAGGATTGGGCTGCGGCCTTCATGACTCAGTTTCGGGATGACATCGGGGTGCAGGCACTGGCCCCCACGTGCGCGCCCCTGTACGCCGACGATGCCCGAATGGTGCCCCTCGAGGACACCGAGGACCAGTATGAACAGCGCTGGCTTGTCGAAGCGGTTTTACAGTACAATCCGGTGACGACTAATGCGCAGCAGTTCGCTGACGCTTTGACCGTGACCGACGTAAACGTAGACGAGGCTTTCCCGCCATGACTCAGTCAATACCCGCCAGCCAATTGGTCAACTCGGTTCCGAGCGTCCTTGCGGCAGGCGGCAATCCGCTGTCACTCAATGCGGTGTTCCTGACGACGGATGATAGCATCCCCATCGGCACGGCAATGCCGTTCGGTAGCGTGACAGCCGTTGAGGATTGGTTCGGGCCGAACGCCCCGGAGTCGATCCTCGCCGGTCAGTATTTTCAGGGCTACTCGCTCGCCAGCGTGTTGCCCTCAACGCTGTGGTTCTACCAGTACAACCCGGCGGCGGTGGCGGGCTACCTCCGCGGCGGCGCGCTCACGAACGTGTCGCTTACCGAGCTGCAAGGCTTCAGCGGCACCCTGACGATTGAGATTGACGGCGAGACGGTAGTTTCGGCCGCCATCAACCTGTCGAGCGCGACGAGCTACACCAACGCCGCGGCGCTCATCACCACGGGCTTGCAGACGGTCGGCGGGATTTTCAGTGGCACCGGGCAGCAGACGCTCGGGGTGCTGGACATCACCGCGACGGCTACGGGCGAGCTGCACGTTGGCGACACCGTCACCGGCGCCGGCGTGTTCGGTGGCACTGCCACCATTCTGTCATTCGGCACGTATACCACGCTGGCCGGCACCGGCACCGTGAACGTGAGCACCAGCGGCAGCGCTGGCCCGGGCGCGGTCGATGTCAGCAGCACCGCGGTGTGCAGCTTCGACAGCCTGCGCGATGCCTTCGTCATCACCAGCGGCACCACGGGCGCCACGTCCTCAGTGGCCTATCCGACCACGGACACGTTCGCCACGGACCTGTTGCTCACCGCGGCCACGGGTGCCGTGCTGAGCGCCGGCGCCGCTGCTGCGACGCCTGCGGGCACCATGAACGGCGTGGTGAATGCCACGCAGAATTGGGCGACCTTCACCAACGTGACGGACCCGGACGACGGCGCGCCCGGCGGAGCCATCAAGCTCGAGTTTGCGGATTGGGTCAGCGGACAGAGTCCGGCGGGGCAAGAACGCTTCGCTTATGTCGCATGGGACTCGGACTTGACCCCGAGCACCGAGGCCAACGATTCCTCGAGCTTCGTGGCGGCCGTCACCGCGGCGCAGCTCAACGGTGTGGTTCCAATTTGGGATCAGACGCAGGGCCTTAAGGCCGCGTTCTTCTGCGGCATGGTCGCCTCAACGAACTTCAACGCGCCGGGCGGGCGCATCGCCTACGACGGCAAGGGCGCCGCCGGGCTCACCGCCGATGTCACCAGCCTGACGGCCGAGCAGAACCTGCTTTCCAACGGCTACAACTTTTACGGCGCATACGGCTCGGCCAATCAGACGTTCTTGGAGTTCCAGCCCGGCAGCATGCCGGGACAATGGAAGTGGGCCGACCCGTACATCAATCAGATTTGGCTCAACAATGCGTTCCAACTCGCACTGTTGGTTTACAAGCAGCAGCAGAATCAGGTGCCCTACAACCAGCAGGGCAACAACGGGATTCGCGGCGCGATGTTCCCGACGGTGCAGCAGGCGCTCAGCAACGGCGTGATTCAGGCCGGCGTCATGCTGTCGGCCTCGCAGGCGCAGGCGGTCATCACGGCGACGGGCAACCCGAACGCTGCCACCACGCTGCAAAATGTCGGCTGGCTGCTGTTCATCGGAACGGCCTCGCCCACGGTGCGCGGCAACCGGGGCTCGCCGCCGATCACGTTCTATTACACGGATGGCGGCAGCATCCGTACGCTGTCCTTCAACAGCGTTGATGTCGAGTAACGCGGAGCACTGACGACATGGGCACGATTACCTCAGCCAACAGTCAATTCACGCTGACGATTCCGGCGCTCGGAATCAATCAGGCGCCGATTCAGGGCTACGCGGCCGACGATGCTTTCACGCAGGAAGCGTTTGAAGTGACCGAGACGCGCATGGGTGTCGATGGCACCCTGAGCGCCGGCTACACTCCGAACCCCAAAAAGCTGACCGTGGTGCTACAGCCCGACTCGCCGTCGATCCCGATTTTTGACCAGTGGATTGCCGGCATGGAACAGGCGCAGGAAGCGCTCGAGGCCAGTGCGTTCATCACGGTGCCGAGTATCGGAAAGGCGTTTGCGTTCACAACGGGATGGCTGCGCAACGTCGTCAAGATGCCCTCGGGAAAAAAGGTGCTTGAGCCGCAGTCATACACCATCGAGTGGCAGGACATCGACGCTGTCCCGATCTAACACCGACATGCGCACATGCCACGAAAAACCGAACGTCTTACGATCACCGCTGAGGGGCGGGACAAGGGCAAAGTTTTTGTCCTGACAGAAATGCCCGCCGACCAAGGCGAGCGTTGGGCACTCCGTGCCCTTTTGGCGCTGACCAACACCGGCGCCGCGATTCCCGAGGAAGCGCTCAGCGCCGGCATGGCCGGGCTCGCCGCCGTGGGAATCCAAGCCCTCGGCATGCTACAGGCCCCACAGGTGCAGCCGCTGCTTGATGAGCTGTGGCCGTCCTGCGTGCGCTTCCAGCCGCCCAACGAGAAAATCAGCCCGGTTGAGGTGCTGCCCGGCCCAACCTCACAGATTGAGGAAGTCAGTACCCGCCTCACCATCTACCGCGCGCTGCTGAAGCTGCACACGGGTTTTTCACTGCCCGACGGGTCCCCGACTTCGGGCATGCAGAATTCGGGGGCGGACGAAGTAAAGTCCGGGTGGCTGTCGTCAATGTCCCGCGCACTGTTGGGGCTATTGTCTCTGCACGGCTCGCGACGCTAACGGAGCTGCAAACAGTCTATGGCGTCGAGGACGCTTATGACCTGCTAGAGATTCTTTCAGTAGACAACCACAACCGACCGCAACGTGGCAACAGTAATTGACAGCCTGCTAGTTACGTTGGGGCTCGACCCTCGACCGTATCAGAAAGCATCCAAGGACGCCGAGCGCCGGCAGAAGCAATTCAAGGAGTCCGTCAAGAAAGGCGGCAATGAGATTGCGGACGCGCTGTCCGAAGTCGGCCGGCAGGCCGCGGTGTTGTTCCTCGGGTTCGAGGGCCTTAAGGGCGCGATTAGCTACCTCGGCGGACTCAACCTCGCCACGGCCGAGCTTGGCCGTTTCTCTAAGAACATCGGCCAGTCAGCCCACGAGGTGAACACGTGGGATTCCGCCGTGGAACTCGCCGGTGGTACAGCGAAGGACGCGGAGAATGATCTACGCTCGCTGTCGGGTTCGCTCACGGCGCTGAAGGCCACGGGCGAAGTGTCGCCCCTCATACTGTTGTTTCAGCGCCTCGGCGTTGCCGTCTATGATGCGCAGGGCCGCACGCGCAAGCTGACCGACATTTACAAGGACCTTGGCGACAAGCTCGGGAAGTTCAACCGCGCGGACGCTGTCAACCTCGCGCAGCAGGCCGGGCTCAGTGAGAGCACCATCAACCTGATACTCACCGAGGCGCAGGAGCGCGAGCGACTGTTGGCTTTGGCGGAGAAAAATAACGCGGTCAATGACGAGTCGGTGAAGAACGCGCAGGAGCTTCAACAGGAGTGGCGCGAGATTGGGCAGCAAACAAAAGCGTTCGGCATGTCCATTCTGGCCGATGTCACGCCGGCGGTTAAAGGGCTGTTCTCTTTCATGCAGGGCGCGTTTGGCCCTATCAAGGACTTGCTAACAATCATCATCAATGGTTGGAAGCAATTGGCCGGGCTCATCGCTAGCATTCCGCTGCCCAAGGGCGGCACGCTTGGCGGCTTCCTCAAGGACCAGTGGGACATTTTTAAGGATGACTTGGCCGCCGGCGCCAAGGGGCTGCATCGGCTCGCCACCGGCGGACAGGCGGCGGCGCCCACGGCGGCAGCGCCCGCCGGTGCGACCCGTGGGCTGCGGAACAACAACCCGGGAAATATCCGCTACGCCGGGCAGGCTTCCGCGACCGGGCAGGACGCGCAGGGCTTCGCCATTTTCCCCAATCTCAACACTGGCATTCAGGAAGCGAACCGACAGCTTGACCTGTACGCCAAGCGCGGCATCAACACTATTGAGGCCATCGTCAGCAAGTGGGCGCCGAAGAATGAAAACGACACGCAGAGTTATATCGGGCGTCTCGAGAAACAGCTCGGCATCAACCGCGGCGCGCAGCTCACGCCCGCGGATCGCCAACGCCTGCTGTCGGCCATCTTCAATCAAGGCGAGGGCAACAAAGTAGGGATGAACTCGATTGCCTCGGCGCTCGGCCCGAACCCGGGTGCGCTCGATTCGCTGCGCTTCGCCGGCGCCGCTACTGCGGATCAAACCCGCATGGTCGCGCAGTCCGGCGGCGGTGCCGAGACGAACATAGATATTCGAGACATCAACGTCTACACTCAGGCCACGGACGCCAACGGCGTGGCTGCTGAGCTGCCCAACGCACTGCGCCGCAAGGGCGTGGTTGCACAAGCAGATACGGGACAGAGCTGATGCCGCTTTCAATCATCCCCAAGGCCCCATTCCCTAACGTGCCGCAGCTTCCCGGTGTGCCGCAGCTCGTGCGCTCGTTGCTGTTTCCGCCTTCACCGCTGCCCACCATTGGCACCGAAGCCTCGGGCAACCTGTGGGCGTCCTCGAACGCGCTTCCCACGTGGGGCGTGTTTCAGATGGTGAATGACACCACCGACAACGGCGACGGGACCACGACTACCACGCCCAATTTCGTGCAGGTCCTCGACCCTGACAATGTGTTGAATTTCACGCGCCGCGCCGAGTGGCGGCTGCCGGACTTTCCGTTGCAGGACGGCGGCTTTTCGTCTTACAACAAGGTGACGATTCCGTTTGAGCTGTCGGTGCGCATGACCAAGGGCGGCTCGCTGTCGGACCGTACCGACTTCCTCGCCACCCTCGAGGACATCGAAGGCGACCTCAACCTGTACTCGATTGTCACGCCCGAAGTGACCTACGTCGATGTCAACATTTTGCGCTCGGAGCTGACGCGCCGCGGCTCTGAGGGTGCGTTCTATCTCACCGAGGTGGACGTGTTCTTCCGCGAAATTAATCAGGTGCAGGCGCAATACTCGACTGCATCGGACGCGGCGGCCGATACCTCGAACTCGCAGAACTCCGCGGCAGTGCCGCCGGTGAATCAGGGCAACGTGCAGGCGCAGGCCGCGCCGTCCACGGCGGTGACGGCCGCGCAGAATGCGCTCACTCAGGCGCCCATGTAAATGGAAGTAGTCCCGCTTTCCCCGGTTCCTTCGCAGACGTTGCAGGTGGTGCTCGACGGGCAGAACTGTGCCATTTCGGTCTACACCAAGCAGGGCTATGACTACACTGACCCAACACTCGGGACGCCGAACACCAATCTTTACTTTGACCTAAGCTACAACGGCATCACTGTTACCACGACGGAGATTTGCCTCAACCTCAAGCGGCTGCTTGTCAACCGGCAATATTTGGGGTTCTCCGGCGACTTCATGTTTGTTGACACGCAAGGCGACCTCGACCCGCAGTATGTCGGGCTCGGCGGGCGCTACGTGCTGCTGTACATCGAGGCGGCAGAGGTCGAAGAATTCACCGACGATGACGGCGACTGATGGCCGGCACCTTCACACTTAAGCAGCTCCGGTTCACGTTCGCACTCGCCAACAATGCGACGTTCGCCGGCGGCAACTCCAACGTGCTGACCGTGGTGGGGCTTCGCGCCTCGGCCTTCATCAAGGGGTCAGGGCTGCCCGCGTTCCCCGAGGCGGAGCTTACCGTGTACGGCATGCGGCAGGCCGACATGATCGCGCTGACCGCGCTGGCCTTCCAACCGCTCGGCTTGCAGCGCAATACCGTCACCGTGGAAGCCAACAGCGGCAACGGATTCTCAACGGTGTTCATGGGGCAAATCATCACAGCCGGCCCTGACTACAGCAACGCGCCCTCGGTGTCGCTCAAGATGCTGGCGCGCGTGCTCGGTTACGAATCGCTGTCGCCAGCCTCGGCGGCGTCCTATCCACAGCAGACGAGCGTTGCCACCATCGTGGCGAATCTCGCCTCAAAGCTCGGCTATGCGTTCGAGAACAACGGCGTAACCGCGCAGCTCAACAATCCTTATTTTGGCGGCACGCTCGCGCAGCAGCTCCGCGCTGTCGTGCAGCACGCCGGGATTGACCTGTACATCGAGGGCAACGTCATTGCGATTTGCCCCAAGGGCGTGCCGCGCAGCAAACAGCCGTTCATTCTGTCGCCTACCTCGGGCCTCGTGGGTTATCCGAAGCTCGACTACAACCGCGGGTTTGTCAACGCTCGCGCGGTGTTCAACAGTGGGTTTCACTTCGGCGGCCCCGTAACGGTGCAGGACTCGGCCGTTGTGCAGGCCAATGGCTCGTGGGTCATCGGCACCATAACGAACATGCTTGAGTCGCAGATGCCCGGCGGCGCTTGGTTCTCCGACCTGCTGTTGTATCCGCCCAATTCGCTGCCGCCAATCCAATGAGCACCCCGGGCTCACAAGTCTTTGGGCAGCAGGACGTAGCGACCGCCACGCATGATTACAACGTCATGGCGTTTGTGTTCGGCGTCCTCATGCAGAACATTCAGACGGCCACGCTCGTCAAGGTTGTGAGCTGCACGAACTCGGGCGGCGTCTCGCCCATCGGAACTTGCACGGTGCAGCCGCTCGTCAATCAGATGACCGGCAACCGGGAATCGGTCCCGCATGGCGAGCTGTTCAATTGCCTTTACTCGCGCCTCGTCGGTGGCACCAACGCGATCATCATGGACCCGCAGCCCGGTGACATCGGCTTGATGGGATTCTGTTCGCGCGACATTTCCGGCGTGCGCGCCAACGAGGGACAGGCCAACCCGGGCAGCTTCCGCATGTTCGATTGGGCGGACGGCATCTACGTGATGGGCGTTCCGCTAGGCGTGACGCCCGAGCAGTACATCGCCTTTGCGGCCGGCGGCATCACCGTGGAAAGCCCCACGCAAGTGCAGGTCACTGTGGGCGATACCACGATCACGGCCACGACGGACAGCCTTACGCTGACCGCGGGCGGGAAAACCGTGACCATCGACTCGAGCGGGGTAACTATTGATGGTATCCTGTTCGAGACTCACACGCACTCGGGTGTACAGACTGGCGGCGGCAATACAGGGCCGCCCAATCCATGAAAACGCTTTTGCTTGACGTTGCAACTTGGGACCTCATTACGGACGCCAATGGGAACATCGCGGCGGCCGAGGACCCCTATGCGCTCGCGCAGGACGTTGCCAGCCAAATCCGCACCTTTCTGGCCGAGGTGTGGTATGACACGACGTTGGGCATTCCCTACGCCTCGCAGATTCTCGGCAAGAACCCGCCCGTTTCGGTGCTCCAAGAGTACCTTGTCAACGCTGCGCTCACCGCGCGGCCTAACACTGCGGACGTGTACGTAGTCAAGGCCAAGTGCGTCATTCAGTCTTTCAACCGAGACACACGGCAGGTGTTCGGGCAAGTCCAATTCATTGACAGCAACAACGCAGCCGGCGCGGTATCGCTGAACGGCACGACAGTGAGCGTAGCATGAGCGGAACAACCAGCGTCCCGGCCATTCAGTGGACCGCCACGGGCCTTGTACTGCCGACAGAGTCGGTGATTCTCGCCGGCGTGCAGGCCGACTATGACGCCGCGTTTGGCGGCAACCTGAATCCGGCACTGAACACGCCGCAGGGTCAGCTCGAGTCATCGACCACGGCCATTATCGCGAACGCCAACAGTGCGATTGCGGAGCTAGTGAACCAAGTTGACCCCGACAACGCAACCGGCTTCATGCAGGATGCCATCGGCCGCATCTACTTCCTGAACCGCAACCCGGCGCTGCCCACGACGGTGCAGCTCTTGTGTACGGGCGGCGTGGGTGTGCCCATCCCGGTGGGCGCGCAGGCCATCGACACCAGCGGCAACATTTACGTTTGCACGCAGGCCGGCACCATCGGCTCGGGCGGCAATGTGCTGCTGAGCTTCGCGAACCAGCAAACCGGCCCGATCCCGTGCCCGATGAGCACCGTAACGCGCATCTATCAAGCCATCCCCGGATGGGACACGGTCACGAATCCTGCGGCCGGCACGGTCGGGCAGGACGTTGAGTCCGCGGCGTCATTCGAGTTTCGCCGGCAGAACAGCGTTGCAGCCAATGCGCACGGTTCGCTCGCTGCGATCTACGGCGCCGTCATCGAAGTGGCGGGCGTGCTCGATGCCTTCGCCATCGAGAACGTGACGGACAACGCCATTGACGGCCCCATCGACAACAATCCCAACAGTACGAATTTTAACGTTGTCGCGCACTCGCTCTATATCGCAGTGACCGGCGGCGCGGCGGCCGATGTCGCCAACGCGATTTGGACGAAGAAAAACGAAGGGTCCAACATGAACGGCAACACGACGTTCATTGTGACCGACGACAACTATTCGTTTCCCATGCCGCAGTACACCATCACGTGGGAAACGCCGAACCCCACGCAGTACAGTTTCATTGTCAACATCAAGAACAGCTCGGCGCTGCCTTCCAACATTGAGGCGCTGGTGCAGGCGGCCATCACCGCGCAGTTCAACGGGACCAACACCAACGGGCAGCGCGTGCGCATCGGCTCGCTGTTGCTGGCCGCGAGCTTCTACGGCCCCGTAGCGCAGTGCGCCGGGCCGAGCGTGCCGGTACAGGTGCTGTCAATCTTCATCGGCTCGACGTTCACCGCCACGGGTAGCGTGACCAATACCTCCGAGGTGCTGACCATCACCGCCGTAGGCGCCGGCAGCATCACGCCCGGGACGGTCCTGACCGGCACGGACATTCCGACGGGCACCACAGTGGTGCAGCAGCTAACCGGCACCCCGGGCGGCATCGGCACGTATCAGATGAGCGCGGCGGCCACCGGCAACTCAGGCTCGGAAGCCATCACCGGCGCCGGCGGAACAGCGCAGCAGATTGGCATTGACCAGCAACCGCAGATTGGCAGCATAGTGGTCAATCTCTTATGAGTTGGCATCTAACAGCCACTCAGCCGCTTGGGTTTGGCTTTGGCGAGGGGCTTACCTATCTCGCCACTGATGGGGCAGGACAATGGGTAGCGGGCGGCAACCGTCAAAACGTGTGGGTCACGAATGATGACGGCAACACATGGACCGGCCCTATCAATGTTGATCCGGTGGACCTCGCCGGGCTCAGCGGCGTGCAGTGGCTCAATGACCGCTTTGTGGCGTGGGGACCGTCTAGCACCACCGGCAGCAATATTTACACGTCGCCCGATGGCAGCACATGGACTCAGCGCGCCTCGCAAATCGACATTGCGTTAAGCGGCACCGAAAATGAAGGCGGCGGCTTAGGCTCCGCGTACCTTAGCGACCTCTATATCATTGTTGGTCAGGATACTGGCGCCGGCTTCACTTCTGTTACCTCGCCCGATGGCGTCACGTGGACGTTGCAAAATGTCTATAGCAGCCCGAGCGGTGGCGGCTTCACCGGGGTAATCAGTGACGGCACGCATTTTGTTGCGACCGTCATTGATAACAGTCTATCGCCCGTCAATCAGGTTGCGTACTCGACCGACGGCGCCAATTGGACCTTTCAGAGTTTCACGGGCGCAAGCGGGTTTGGCCCCAACGGCTTCCCGCTAGGCATCTATTTCTTTGACAGCAAGTACATTGTTGGATGGGGTTACGATTCCACGGCGAACGGCGGCCTTGGGCAAGGATGGTATGAGGTCGCCACCACGCTGAGCCCGTGGAACGGTGTTTCTACCAACGTTACCTCATCGCCTCTAGGCGTGCAGGTTTACCCATTCACCGCGGACAATGGATCAATCGCCCTTGGCGCGGCGCTGAATTTCAACGATTTAGTCAACACGCCGGAAGCCATCACCACAACGAACGGCACCGCGTTTTTGTTCGAGGCCGCAGGCTTTGCCGGTGGCGAATTTGCGGCTGTCGCGCGTGGCACCGATGGCTTTATGGCTGTCGGCAGCAACTCGAGCAACGTCAACATTGCGGCGTTCCGCCCCGATGTCACTGACGTGACAGTGCCCAACGTCGTGGGCCTGCCGCAGACGGCCGCCGAGAATCAAATCACCAGCGCGCTGTTGGCGGTCGGCTCCATTTCCTCGGTGTTCAGCAACACGGTGCCCGCCGGCAATGTCGTGAGTCAGAGCCCCATCGGCGGCATGATGGTGGCCGAGGGCTCGCCGGTCAATCTGACCATTTCCGAAGGCCCGCAGCTCGTCATTGTGCCCGATGTCATCAATGACCCGGTTGCGCTGGCCGCGCAGATACTCGGCGCCGCTGGCCTCAACGTCGGCGGCCCCGTGGCCGTCATCGACTTTTCGGTGCCGTTCGGCTGTATCTCCGGGCAGAACCCGTTGCCGGGCACCTCGGTGCTTATCGGCTCGACGGTCAACCTGAGCGTGTCGTCGGAGGTTCTGCCGTTCAACGCGAACGCCACTGTTATATCGCAATACTCGAACAGCAACACGCTGCTACAACTCATCGAAAATATGAGCACGTACATTGACCCGCGCGAGAACATTCTCAATTTCTTTAACCTCGTGTGGAACGTTGACACCGCCGTGGGCTTTGGCCTCGACATTTGGGGCCGCATCGTCGGCGTTAACCGAGTCATCCCGATCCCGGGCACCAGCGGCGCGTTCGGCTTCGATAACAGCGACACTCCGCCGGATTGGGAAAACTTCGGCGTCAACGGACAGCCCGGCATCGGCGGTCCGTTCTTCAGTGGCGAACTGAATACCGGCAGCTTCACGCTCAATGACCCGAGCTTCCGCACGCTGATACTGACCAAGGCGCTGGCGAACATTTGTCAGACGACGGCGCCCGCGCTTAACCAGCTCATCACGAACCTTTTTCCGGGCCGCGGGAAGTGCTACACCACGGACGGCGGCAAATCGAATAGCTCCGCCGGCGGCATGTCGATGACCTACGTTTTTAAGTTCTCGCTTACCACAATCGAGCATGCCATACTAGCCTTTAGCGGTGTGCTGCCGCACCCGGCTGGCGTGCTGACGAACGTGCTTGTGGTGCCGGAAGCAACCTTTGGCTTTGCGGAGCAAGGACCAGCGGTACAACCTTTCAATTTCGGCGTATTCCAAGCCTAAGCCCACATGCCAGCACCTACCCCGCAAGAACTCCTGACAGCCATCGCGGCGGACGCGAACCCGGTCAACATCACCAGTCCCATGCCGGTGACGCCGCCGGTATCGCCGTCGAACGCTGCCTGCATCGAGGACGGTTTCCCGCCCATCACGATGCAAAGCGAGCTGTCCGGCGGCCTGCCGCCGCTCGGCGCGGACATGAACGGTATTCTGTTCCTCATCACGTCTCACACGCTGTGGGTCGAGTCGGGGCAGCTCTACCCGTACAGCGCGGACATCGCCGCGGCGATTGGCGGCTATGCGGCCGGAAGCATCCTCGGCATGGCCGACGGCTCGGGCATCTGGCTTTGCACGCTCGCTGACAACAGCTCGAACCCTGACGCGGGCGGCGGCGGATGGGTGCCGCTCTACAGCTACGGCCACTCCAACATCGCGACCACGGGCGGCACCATCACGCCCACGACTTCACAGCTTGAAAAGGGCGTGCTCGTCTTTACCGGCACGCTCGCCACGAATCTGACTGTGCTGCTGCCGCAAACCGAGCGGCAGTATCTCATCGTGAATGCGACCTCGGGCGCCTTCAACATGACGGTCAAGACGGCCGCCGTGGGTTCGTCGGGCGTCTCAGTGCCACAGGGCGGTTTCGCTTCGCCGGTCGGCGTGTACAGCGTGGCCGATGGCAACATTTATCCCACGGTCGCGCCGCTGTCGGTGCCGATAGATCAGAGCCCCACGGCGCTGTCAATCGTGCAGCGCGACAACCTCGGGCGTGTGTTCGCAACGTACTTCAACGGCAACACTGCGCTTGAGACGCCCACCGTGGGCGCGGTCATCGTGCAGAACAGCGCGGCGGACGGATACTTCCGCAAAATCTCGCTGACCAATTTCGAGGCGCAGCTACTGTTGCAGGGCCTCGGCGGCACGCTGGTGAACTCGCAGGTACCTTACAGCGTGGTGCAGCAGTGGGCTGCCTCGCTGTTCTCGAGCGCCGCGCTGACCGGGACGCCCACGGCGCCCACGGCTCCGCTTGGCACGAACAACACGCAGATTGCAACCACCGCGTTTGTCAAGGCGCTGCTTGGCGGTAGCATCTTTTCATTCCGGTCCGGCACCTTCAACATTGTTGGCAACGTCGCTCCGGGCTCCGTGGCGTTCAGCTCGCCGTTCCCGACTGCGTGCCTCGGCGTCGTGTGCTCGGTGCCATCGGGCGGATTCCAGCCGGGCGCAACGGGCTTCACGCCTTCGCAGTTCACGCCGAACGGCAATGCGTGTGGCACGCAGCTCGCAACTTATCTCGCGTGGGGTAACTAATGTCAGGCGGTCAACCAGTTCCGCCGCGGATTGTTGAGGCGTTCGCCATCAACGCCGGCGGTGCCTACATCACCAACCCGTTCCCGGTCGCTTCGCAAATCAGCGTCACGCCGGGGCGTGCTTCGCTCAATGACGGGTTTGTCCCGCTGAACATGACGGACCCGACCGCCGGCGGCATTCCGCCGTTCGGTGAGGACATGAACGGGATTCTGTACCTCATCAGCGCGTGGGTAGCGTTCTTCGCTGCCGGTCAGGTCCCAACGTATGACGCCACGCTAGCCGCGGACATGAGCGGCTATGCGCTCGGCGCGGTGGTGCAGCAGTCGGCGGACACCACGGCGTTTTGGATCAACACCATTGCCGGCAACGCGAGCGACCCGGATACGGGAACGCCCGGGGATGCGGGGTGGGTCAGCACCAAGCCGCTACACGTCTCAGTTTCGGCGGGCGGCAACAATGTGGCGCTCCCCGGGCCGAGCGACTACGTCTATGACGTTGACGCCTCGGG